AAATGGACAAAAGAGTGTCTTTAGAAGCCGGAGATAAAATAATGCGGCTCAAGAATAGATACCCAAAAGAGCAGATTGATCTGGACTTGCGGCTCAAGAGAGAAAATCTAATTGAAGCATAAGAAAATGAGAAGAAGGAACTATTATGAGGGAAAGGGAGCTATTATGAGGGAAAGTATGAGGGAAAGGGAGCAGCAACTCTCCCGCGCGCGCTCCCCGAAAGACGTTTTATTCTTAGTTGTAAGACTTACGGGCCCGGTTCAAGAGCCGCGTCCATCATCTTAGGAGGGCTATTTTAAGCTCAAATCTAGCTCATTATTCGTATAATAGTAATTATACGCACTTAATAAGCTCAATTAAGCTCAAATATCTAGTTTAATTTAAGAATAAACGGGGGGGGCGGGTAGAGCGAGCGAGGATTAAGGTGAATATAGATATACCCCCCTTACAAACTAAGGTCATTTCTGACAAGTCGGCCTTAAAACGAGCTTAAAAACAGCAATGTTGTTATACAGGGGGAGTAAAATTGACATGTAATTACATGACTGCTAAAATGTAATTATAATCAACTAGATGTAATTACATGATATTTAAGGCTAAATTAAGGAAAATAGGCTCAACGCAGGGTATTTACATTCCTACTGACGTAATTACACAATCAGGGTTTAAGGTGGACGATGTAATTACGCTTTATACAAAAGAGAATGAGACGATTTCGGACTCGGAAACCCCAGGGGTGAAGACTGAACTACAAAGGAGTAATCATTTGGATTTCTGCAAAAAGCATAAGTGGGTAACGAAATCAACTTGCGGCTGTGAGTAAAATCTCTGACAAGTTATTACAGAAACAACTTGATTGGACTCCCCATGAAGGACAGAAACTTGTTTTACAGAGTAAGAAGAGGGATATTACTATTTGCGCCGGAACCAGGTGGGGAAAGTCTTTGTTGTGCGGTTATCTGGCCTTTAAGCAACTTTTAGCCGATAACCAACAGATTTGGATTGTTTCTTTGACTTACGACATGGCCAAAAAGATTTTTGACTATGCCGTGGACTTTGCCGCTCGCTGGGACAAGAGGTTGTTAAAGGGAGTCCAGAACCGACCGTTCCCCAGACTGGAGGTCAAGGAATGGGGAAGCTGGATAGAATGTAAATCGGCCGATAACGAAACCTCTTTAATGGGCGAAGAACTGGACTTGTCCATTCTTGATGAGGCGGCTAGAATGAAGTCGGATATTTATAACCGTTATATCGCCGCCCGTTTGACCAGCCGGCGAGGAAGAAGTTTTGCCATCTCAACTCCGTTTGGCCGGAATTGGTTTTATCAGAGGTATCTTCAGACCAAGGAGAGCGAGGACGGAGAAAGTTTCCACTTTACCAGTTTGGAAAATCCGTACTTTCCCCGGGAGGAATGGGACAGGGCCAAGCGGAGATTGCCCAGGGATATTTTTCAGCAGGAGTACGAAGCGATGTTTTTATCGGACGCCGCCAGCGTTTTCAGGAACATTAGGCAGTGTGTTGCTGATACTTATCAAGAACCGAAGTTCGGACATCGTTATGTAATGGGATTGGATTTGGCCAAGTTTGGGGACTTTACGGTCATCACTATTGTCGACAGAAGTAGCCACCAGATCGTGTTTTGGGACAGGTTCACCAAATTGCCTTACACCTTACAGAAGGAAAGAATCCTGAACGTGGCCAGAAAGTATAATTCCTTAGTGGTTATTGATGCTATGAACGTCGGGGCGGCAATGGCCGATGAATTGAGAGCCGAGGGATTGAGTGTGCAGGATTTCAAGGCCGTTGGCACAATTTCCAAGGACATTGATAAACAGGGTTCGAAAGAAAAGATGGTGGAGAAACTGTCTTTGTTCTTTGAGCAGAGGAATGTTGTCATTCCGCCCGAAGAGATTTTGGTTGATGAGTTGGAATCTTTTTCTTATCACTTGACACCGTCGGGGAATTTGGTTTATGGTGCGCCTGAGGGGTTTCACGACGATTGCGTAATTTCTCTGGGATTGGCCCTGATGCCCTTGATGGGACAAAGAAGAACGGAGAATATCAAAATAGCAAGGTCGATACCGATTAAAAAAAGGAGTTTTCAATATCTATGAAAAGAGGCAGACCAAAAAAGGCCGTGATTTTTCAAGAAGCCGAAGAGGTTTTGACTGAAGATACTTCTTTAACCAAAGAGGAGATTTTGTCTTTTCTTAAAAGGGCGGCGTTAAGTTATGATCGAGAACCGTCCGAGGGAGTTCACCTTGACCGTCTTGAGAAAATCGCCGAGGAGCTTTTACAAAAGTTAAGTTGCTAAAATGCCCAAAGCATTAGAGCGGAAGTTGAAGACCGAGGCTCGCAAGAAGTTTCGTTCTACCACCTCGGAAAGAGCGAGGAAATATATTTATGGAACTTTGCGGAAGATGGGTTGGAGGCCGTCCCGCCAAAAGTAAATGAACAAGCGTCAGTTGATCCAGCAGGAGAAAAATGATTTCGACAATAAGGAAATCCAAATCGTCGAGGGTTTTACGTTTAACCAGAAGAAAACCATCGAGCGGATTTATCGTTATTACAATTCCAAGTTTGAGGAAGGAGATGTTGACCGAGACGGCGACAAGAAATACTTTTTTAACATTTCGAGAAACCCCTGCAAGGTAACTACCAAGGCGATTGACTTTGACCCCAAGGACATTCGTATTCTTACCGCCGCTGGCGGCAGTCCGCTGACCACCTGGTTTTTTGAGAGAGACCTGAAGTATCGGATGAAAGACCAAAACTTCGGTCGAGTTCTCAACAGAATTTTTGAGGAGTTGCCGATTTTCGGTTCAGTGGTCATTAAACTGGTTGATGGCAAGCCGGAGTTTGTCGATTTAAGAAATCTTATCGTTGAGCAATCGGCCGATACTCTGGGCCAGGCAAATTACATCATCGAGAAACACATCTATACTCCGACTGAACTGAGAAAGATTGGCAAGAAACTGAACTGGAATAATTTAGAGGCGACGCTAAAAGAGCATTACAAAACACAGTCTCCATATATCTACGTTTATGAGCGATACGGGGATGTGATTGATACTGATGCAAAAGGAAACCAGACGAGGGCTTACAAAAGATTAGTTTTGGCCGATGTCGGTAAAGACGAGAGGGATAGCTACGGTAATGTTGCTTCAGTTGCTCCTGGAGTTGTTTTAGAAGAAACTGAAGTCGAAACCCATCCCTATAACGAATTTCACTTAGAGAAAGTGCCGGGTCGTTGGTTGGGCGTGGGCGTAGTTGAGATTTTGTTCGACGCCCAGGTCAAGCAGAATGAGATTGCCAATTTAATGTCTAAGGCTTCTTACTGGGCGGCCCTCCATTTGTTTCAAACTCCCGATGAAACCGTCAACAGAAATTTGAGAACTGACGTTAGGGACGGGGAGGTGTTGAATCCTGATCAACCAGTAACTCAAGTGGAGATTTCAGAAAGAAACTTGGCTTTTTTTGCCCAGGAAACCCAGAAGTGGATGCGAAACGCCGACGACCTGACTTTTAGGTATGAGGTTGTGTCTGGCGAAAGACTGCCAGCGGGGACTCCGCTCGGCTCGGCTAAGATTTCTTTAATGATGAACGCCGCCTACTTTGACCAAATCAGAGAGAACGTGGCTTTGGCGGTCAAGGAATTTTTATACAATGTGGTCATTCCCCAATTTAAGAAGGAAAACGGAGGAGAACACATTTTAAGATTGACGGGAATAGACCTGGATAAAATTAACAATCTGATTATTGACCAGGCGGCAACAGACGAACTTTTCTCTTACATGGCTAGGGAGAATAAATTGCCCAGTCGGGAATATCTTGAAACAGTCAAATCGGCCATTGGCGAGAGGGTTAAGCAACATAAAGAAAGACTGCTTAGGATACCTGGCGATTTCTATAAGAACTTGAAATATAAATTGGATATTGTTATCACCGGCCAGTATCGGGATACGGCGGTGGAGTCCCAGGCCCTATTGGCCTTAATTCAGGCTTCTACCACTGATCCGATGATGGCCCAGGTAATTGACAGAAAGAAACTGGTCAATGCCTGGCTAGAGTCTGGCGGTATCAACCCGATTGATTTCGAGCCAGAGAAGCCGATGCCCTCGATGGCAGAGATGATGATGGGTATACCGGTCAAGGGAGCCGGTGGCGGAGTCTCCAAGCCTTTGCCGATGCCGAGCATGATGTCGAGTATGCCAGCGACGGCCGAGCAAACTCTATGAACGAGGAATTGTTAAGAAACCAAATGGAGTCTTTGGCGAAATCGCAATACGGCGAAATACTAATGGAATTTATCGGACAAAAGGTTGACTCTTTGAATAAAATCGGCGATATTAAAACATTCGAGGAATTGGCGGGACGACAGGAGGCGATTAAGCTCTTAAAAGATATGTTTCGTTTTTTGGAGGCAAACCGAAAACCAGAAAGTTCTGCCACATTGAAAAACGAATATCAATGACCCAAAAGGTCGAAGATAATTGAGTTTAACTAACCATTCTCTTAAAAATGGAAGAATTATTTGAGAAGGAAAACTCTATAAACCAAGCGGGGGAAGATACCGCTGGACAAGAAACTTCCACTGGGGAATCGGGAACCCCTACCGAAACCGAGCTTCTAAAGAAAGAACTGGCCAAGGTTTCCAAGTTGAATGAGCAATTATTTGCTCGTGTCAAGAAAGCGGAAACTAAAGTTGAGGAGGCGCTAAAAACGTTTCCCAAAGTCGGCCAGACGACTAATCCTTCTGAAATTGTCCAAATCCTCTCTGCCTTTGATGGTTTGGATGCTTCGGAGAAAAGTCGTTTAATCCAAGAGGCAAGACTCAAGGGTATTTCTTTGGAAGACGCCAAGAAGGACGAGGATTTCGTTCTTTGGCAAACAGCGAAAAGGCAAAAAGTCGAGGAAGAGAAAAAAGTAATTCCTCCCTCGACCAAGCAGGGCGAAGATATTTCCAGTCCGCAGGCGAAAATCAGGCGCTTCAAAAGCGGTGAAATGACGTCTGAAGAGGAAGAGGATTTCCTCGTTGAGACTGGAGCTTATCGGAGACCTGTGAAACAGAGGGAAGGTTAAATGGGAAGAGTAGTTTCGAACGACGTTTCGGCCATAATTCCTATTCTTTGGAGCAAGTCAGTTCAGAAGAACCTTTACAAATCCTTGGTGGCGATGGAAGTGGCTAACACTGAGCTAAGGGATGAACTGAAATATGGAGATACTATAAGAAAAGCGTATTTCTCCGGCCTTTCAGCCCAGACCTATACTCCTGGCACGCCTCTTTCGGCAACTAACCTAGATTTTGCTCAAGATTCTTTGGTGGTCAGTTCTTACAAGCACGCAACCTTCTACATCGACGACCCGAAAGACCTCCAGACTTATCCTGAACATATCGCTCCATTGACACAGGATGCCGCTTATCAGCTTTCCAATGTTATTGACAGGCACGTCTTTGCCAATATTACTGGTGCAGACGGCTTCGTCAGTTTTGGCGCTGATGCTGCTGGTTTGCAGGGTGGCACGGCTCATCGACCCGTTTCCGCTGGTTCTGCCGCTATCATCAACATTTTCGCCAATGCAAGAAAGTTGTTGAGGCAGAACAATGTAGAGGAAATGGGAGACTGGGTTGCTCTCGTTACCCCGCAAATTGCCTATTACATTGAGACCAAATCGACTTCGGTTGGTTACAATACCGCTGACGCAACCCTGAGGAATGGTTATACTGGAGACTTTATGGGTTTCAAGGTCTATATCTCCAACAATCTGCCTTCGGGGAAGTGTTCGGCCATTGCTACTACCATCTCTGGTGGTGCGGTCTCGGCAACTACTTGTAAGGCAATTTACTTCGGTAGGAAGGGAATGATTGATGTTGTGATGCAGAGAGTCCCATCTCTTGAAATTCGTAAGTGCGAAGACAAGATTGGTTCTAACTTCATTACATGGACTGTTTACGGTTCCACCGTATTCACTCGCAATCGTTCTCGCGGCTTGAATGTCGCCGTTCAATCAGGCTACTACTAGTGAGTAGTTAAGCCTCAAATCTTGTGCTATGTGCTTGGCTTGGTGGGTCAATCTACCAAAGCCAAGCCTAGATTGACACCTAGCATCATGAAAATCTTTGACAATTTAAGAAAATGGCTCGCCAGTAGAAAGGCGAAAGGAGACCTCATCAAAAGGTATGTTTTTGATTTGGAGGTAAGCCGAATTATGGAGTCGTGGGTAACCAAAAGAATCCTTGAGGGGCAATCTGGTCGTAGGCAGGAATTGCTGGATTTACAGCAAAAAATTAAGGAGACTGGATTATTCATTGACTTTTTAAGAAAATTGTGAATATACTTTTTGTTTTAGACTCGCCAATGTCGTGGGAGAGCGGTATCTGGTTTCACCGTAACCATCTTCCTTCTATTGCCCTCCAGAATAGAGGACACGAAGTAAAGTTTATGTCGGTGGGCGGAACAACCCCCAAAGAGTTAATGGAGTATCCCGATACTGTTATCTTTGGCAGAACTTATCATCCATCGGCTAATCCCCTTGTATTGATGCGAGAGTTCAAAAACGGCAAGAAAAGGGTTATCTACGATTTAGACGATGACTTTTGGTCAGTAAATCCAGACAATCCCTCCGTTTTAGTTTCTAGCGCCTACAAAGATCAATATGAGGATTTTATCAGGGAGGCCGATGCTTGTATTACCCCAAGCCCGATTTTGGCTGATAAGATGAGAAAGTTGGTTAGGGGGAAGAAGGTGTTTATCTGTCCTAATATGATAAACACTGAGTTCTATACACGTAGGTCCGATGATAAAGACGAATTGATCGTCGGTTATATGGGGGCGGCTTCTCACTGGAAAGACTTGGAGATTATAGGAGATGTTATACCCGACTTACAAAAAAAACATAAGTTTCTTTTTGTGCTCTACGGCATGACGGGTAATCCCCTAGAGGGCGAGATGTATAAATACACCCGTATTCTTTGGCAGGGACTTCAGCCAGAAAAAGCGGCTTATCTGCAAGGAGCACTGGACTGGTATAAAAAGGTTAAGGGGCTGGATATGGTTCATGTGCCGTTCTACCCACCAGAACTTCACCCTTATAAATTGAGAGAATGTGACTTTGATATAGGTATAGCTCCCCTTTATGATTGCGAGTTTAACCGAGGGAAGTCCAATATCAAGTTTTATGAGTATGCGGCTGTCGGTACGGTTACTCTTGCCTCCGATGTCTTGCCCTACAAAGAAGAAGTCAATTATAGAGCCAAGAATACTTACAAGGATTGGTATTCCAAGCTGGAGAAGCTGATAGTCGATAAAGATTTCAGGGAAAAAACTTTACAGCAACAAAGAAAATGGGTTTTGGAAAACAGAACAACAACACAGGTTGGTTTATCCTGGGAAAAAGCCTGTCAGCGAGAGGGTGGTCTGCCCGTTCTAAACCAAAAGTCTATGCCATCGACCACAACGCCATCCTCGCAGATGCCTTAAAGGAGTTTGAGGTCGTCGATAGCGTTGAAAAAGCAGATAGGGTGGTAGTTTGGGGCGACACGACTTCGCTAGAGAGGGGCATGGTGAATTACGCCAAATTGTTGGGGAAACCGACTATTGTCGTTCAGCACGGTAGAAGAGGAACAAGCCGATACTACCCGCCCTTTAATGAGCCAATTACCGCAGACAAGTTATGTGTTTGGGGCGAGAGGGACAAAAAGTCGTTGGTGGAAGCGGGACACCCAACTGATAAGATATTTATTACGGGAACGACTATTTTCCAGCACCTTAAAGGAAGAAGGTCGCATGGGAGAATGAATATCGTATTCTGTCCAGAACACTGGGATAGGGAATTAAGCGAAAACAAGAACGTCGCTCAAGAATTGAGAAAGTTAAGAAAGGGATACCGCATTACGACCAAGATAATTGAGGGACACGACCCGAAACTATACGATAACCCAGTTTTTTCAGACAGGAGCAAGCCAGACCATTTGGAGATTTGCGCTGAAGTTCTTTCAACAGCCGACTTGGTGGTAAGCATATCGGAAAGCACGTTTGAGCTTATGGCTCAATACTTAGATATTCCAGTCGTAGTGGTTGAAGACTGGTTTCCCAAGACATTCGGCGGAGATGAAAGATACTACAATTACCGTAGAGTTATTAGCGAAGCGGCTAAAAGAACTAGTCTAAAAAACCTAATTGGAACTATTGAACAACAATTGGGCGAACCGCAAGAATTGGGCGGACAAAGAAAAATTGTGGCTATCGAAGAGGGCGGCGCAAACATTATCAACCCGTTAAAAGAAATATGCCGAGTAATATCTCTCAGATAATTAAAGACCTTTATCCTTTCAACCGCACTCTTTTGGGTGAGGGTTATGATAGCGCCCTGGAATACCTGAAGAAACTTTTAGATTTGAGAATAATAGAAGTGCGCTCTGGCACGAAATTGGAAACTTGGGAAGTCCCGCGAGAATGGATAGTCAGAGACGCCTGGGTGAAGTTTAACGGAGAGAAGATTATTGATTACCAGAAAGACCCACTGAGTCTGTGGGTTTATTCCCAACCATTTCAGGGCAAGGTTTCGTTTGAGGAATTGAAAAAACATTTGGTGGTTTCCGATGAGTTGCCAGACGCTATACCTTACCACTATGTTTTTTATGAGAAAGATTGGGGTTTTTGTCTGCCCAAAAATAAACTATATGAGCGGGTGCCGATTTGCAACGATTGTAACGATTCTCTGAGGGGGATTGACCCGACCGTTGGCAAGGTCAGGATAGAGGGAATCAACGACAAGCCGATGTGGAAAGATAGATTGCAAGAAGGAGAGTATGAAGTTTTTATTGATACCGAGTTCAGAGACGGCACATTAAAAATAGCCGAACATACTATTAAGGGAAAATCCGACAGGGAGATACTTTTATTTGCTCATTTAGATCACCCATTTCAGGCGAACGACAACCTTTCTGGTGTGGCTTGTTTGGTGGATTTGGCGTTTAAGTTGAAAGATAAGTTTAACCACACCATAAAAATAATCTTCTGTCCGGAGACAATCGGTTCTATCGCTTACGGGCTTTTAGAAGATATTTCTAAGGTGGATTTTGTGGTTGCCCTAGATGCTATTGGTGATGATAATACTTTGCTAATCCAGAAGCCGCTTGACCAGAATAAACTGGACTGGGTGGTTCATTTGGCTCTTTTACAAACGGGGGCGAGTTTCAGAAAGGGGTTGTTTAGGCACTTAATTGGCTCTGATGAATACTTTTTCAACGACCCGAAGGTTGGAATATCGGGATTAATGATAAGTCGTTATCCCTACGAGCAGTATCATACTTCCGCTGATACGCCAGAAATCGTTAAAGAGGAAAGGATTGTTGAGGTTCAAAAATACCTTGAAAATTTAATCTCTATTTATGAGAGAAATTATATTCCCCAGAGATTGTTTAAGGGGCCACTGATGCGAAGTCGCTACGGAGTTCAAAATGTTAGTAAAGAATACAATCGGTTATTGGATTACTTCATTTATCTAATAGATGGGAAAAGGGACTTGGTGGAGGTTTGCGTGGAATCGGGGATAGGGTTTGACTATGGCTATGATTTATTAGAGAAATTAAAAGCCGATAATTTTATTAAAAATGCGGTTGACGGGTCTAATACTGGCCAAGAGTGATAGCACAAGACTTCTAAGAAAAAACTTTAGGAGTTTTTGTGGCAAGCCGATGTTTGTCTGGAATTTGAAGAAATGTCTGGATGTTTTGGGTGGGTGCTATGTCAGTTCGGATTCGGATAAGATTTTAGACATTGCTAGAAAAAATGGAGCTAAAACAATCAAGAGGCCACTGGCATTGTGCGGAAACACTCCGAATATAGAAGTTTATCGCCACGCCATAAAAGAAATGTCCTGTGATGCGTTTGTGGCGGTTCAGGCTTGTTCTCCGACTATTAATGTTAATCTAATAGAATGGGCGAAAGATTTAATTCTCGGTGGCTATCCAGAAGTGATGACCTGTTATCCCTTGACCAGACTGAAGGATACAAGAAGTTATCATCGCCAATATTTCCCGATTTATGGTTCAATCTGGGCGATGGTTAAGGAACGGCTCGGTCAGTACGAGAATCCGTATAGGCCAAACCCAGAGGTACTGTTGGTGGACGATAGTATAGATATTCACAATATTAATGATTTTAATAGGGCACAAAAATTATGGTCATTGATGCTTCGGTCATAATCACTAACCGAAACCACGAAAAGTATTTGGCTCGTTGTATCAGGAGTTGTCTTAAACAATCAATGGACAGGGGCAGATATGAGATCGTGGTAATTGACGATGCCTCAACTGATAATAGTCGGGAGATTATGTCAGATTTTGGCGAACAGATTAAGCCGATTTATCTCCAAAACAATGTGGGGGTAGCCGAAGCATCCAATATCGGCATCAGGAAATCGATGGGGGCGTTCGTTATTAGGGTGGACTCCGATGACTATATCAACGAAAACACCCTGCTTTTTATGACTGAGATTTTAATGACTAACCCCGATATTGGTGCGGTTTATTGCGACCATTTGCTCGTGAACGAGCAGGAAAAACCGCTAGAAAGGTTAAACCTCGGTACACTGGAAGACATTTACAGACACGGGGCTGGCATTATGTTCAGAAGGGCCAATCTGGAAGCGATCGGTTTGTATGATAAGAATTTCAGGAATGCCGAAGATAGGGATTTGCTTCAGAGATATTTCAAGAACTTTGACAGTTACCACCTCCGAGTTCCTCTCTATCGTTATCGGCAACACGCAGATAGTATCACTGCCGATGGTCAGGTAAGGAGAGAGGCTGAAAGGTTAGTTGATGACAAAAACCTTTAATAATTTAATATGAACAAAAACATCTTTGAGTCAATTTTCGATAAAAGAAGGAATCCGAAGACACTGATTGTTGCTGAGGCGGGCGTCAACCACTTGGGTTCTTTGGAAAGAGCCAAGGAGTTAATCGTTAAAGCGGCGGAGTCTGGAGTTGATTGCGTTAAGTTTCAGACCTACAGAGCGTCATCCTTGGTTACCAAAAAAGCTCCTAAGTTTTGGAACTGGGAGGGCGACCAACAGAGAAAGACGCAGTGGGAAGCCTATGACGCCCTAGATAAGTTTGACTGGAGTTATTACCCCGAACTGATTAAAACCTGTGAAGAACACGGGGTGGAGTTTCTGTCAACTCCTTTTGATTTTGAGGCGGTGGACTATCTTGACTCTATCGGGATGAAGGCGTTTAAGGTCGCCTCGTCGGATTTGACTTATTTACCATTCCTTACTCATATCGCCAAGAAGAAGAAACCGATTTTACTTTCAACTGGAGCGGCGACTCTGGGAGAAATTGAGGAAGCTGTTGAAACTATTAAAAAGGCAAAAAATAAAAAGATTATTCTATTACATTGTACTTTGAAATACCCAACAGCAGACGAGGACGCCAATCTCAACCTGATTAGAACCCTCAGGCAGACATTTCCCAACTTAGAGGTCGGTTTGTCCGACCATACTTTCGGAGTATTAACACCACCTTTGGCGGTAATGATGGGAGCAAGAGTAATTGAGAAACATTACACGGTGGACAAGGGGTTGCCCGATAGTGCCGATCACTGGTTGTCGGTTGACCCGCCAGAATTAAAACAGTTAGTTGAGAATGTCAGACGGGCCGAAAAAATACTTGGCTCATCGGTTAAAAGAGTTTTTGACTGTGAAAAAGAAACCTATAAGTATGACAAAAGAAGCATCGTGGCTAATGTGGACATTGAAAGGGGCGAAAGGTTCACGAAAGAAAACCTCACCTGTAAAAGACCGGGAACGGGGATACCGCCCAAATTCCTTTCTGTTCTTTACGGAAAGGTCGCCAGAAGAGGAATTAAAGCCGATACTACCCTTAAATGGAAAATGATATAGCGTTCAAAAGTCTACTGACGGTTAAGTCTGTTTTTGATAAACATGGGGTGCCGTTTTTTTTGGCTTATGGGACTCTGCTTGGTGCTTATCGGGATAAAAACTTTTTACCAGAAGACGATGATATAGACTTGGGCGTGGTCGAACCAATAAATTTGAGAACCAGAAAATCAATCGGTTGGTTACTCTACGAACTAGGTTTTCAGCCACAGGATATTACTTTTAATGTTTTCGGCAGGATGGAACCGTCGGAAATCGGCTATAATGGAGACGGAGAAACGGGTATTATCGTATGCCAGAAAGACGGCATCAAATTCACAATCTTCTTTTACAAACCCGATAAGTGTGAGGAGCACGGGGAAGTAATGCTTTGTGTGCCGAAGTTGGGAGCGTTAAAGCTAATAGAAAGCCCGGCCAGATTTTACGAGAAATTAGCTAAAGTCAAGTTTAGGGGGGAAGAGTTTTTTGCTCCTAGTCCAATCGAAGATTATTTGGCCACAACTTATGAGGACTGGAAAGATCCGATGAAAAGAGACCACGGCAAAATTTACAGCGAAGCTCATCCTAAATACCTTGAATATATCAAGGACTTAATGGAAACTAATCCCTTGGTAATATGGAAAAAATAATCGCCCTTGAGGCGCATTCGGGGCTAAGTGCAAAGCTAGTTGATAAGTCGAAGTATGACGCAATATGGGTTTCATCCTTGACCCATTCGGCGTTGAGGGGTTTGCCAGATAGCGAACTTGTGCCGTTATCTGAAAGAGTAGAATTGGTTAGGGAAATCAGGCTCCAGACTAACAAAAAGATAATCGTTGACATTGATACTGGTGGCCAGATAGAACATTTACCCTTTATTATTAAATGGTTTAAGGATGTTGGAGCATGGGCGGTAGTGATGGAAGACAAGAAGTGGCCAAAGCAGAATTCGTTATTGGGGGAGAACGAACATCGATTAGAAGAAGTAGATAATTATACAAAAAAGATTGCCGTAGCCAAAGAATATGCGGGGGGGATGAAAATTATCGCTAGGTTGGAAAGTCTGATTGCTCAAAGGTCAATGGCCGATGCCCTCATTAGGGCTGATGCCTATGTCGGGGCCGGCGTTGATTATATCCTTATCCACTCTAAAGAGAAGGTTTCTTGCAATGAGGTAATGGGGTTTGCCGAGAAGTTCAGGAAATTGCACGATACCCCATTAGTCGCCATACCGAGCACTTATGATTTGCCCGTCGATAACCCGTTTGAAATTGTGATTTACGCTAATATGATGTTAAGGGCTTCGATGCTGGCGATGAAAAAAGTGGCCGAAGCCGATAATCCTAAAGATGTCGAAATGGTTTCGGTCCAAGAAATATTTGACTTACTGGGACACTGATGAAGTATTACGGCGTTCCTGATAGTAAGTTATCGGATTGGCTTAGGGATAAGGAGTATCTGGTAACAGCTGATGAGGGTGAGGCGGTGGCAATGGCGGCGGGTTATTATCTGGCTACGGGTAAACTAGCTACGGTCTTTATGAATGCTGATGGTTTTCTGAATGCCCTTGTTCCATTAACTTCTTTGATAATCCCCTATCAGATACCGATAAGCTGGGTTATTTCTACGGGCAGGCAGGAAGTTCAGCACAAAGTGGCCTCCGACTCTTTACAAAGCATAATCGATCTTTATGTCTACCAGGGAGCAGGCGATTTCGCACTTATTAAATGAAATTCCATCAGGGGTGTTAGTTGTTTGTAGTTTGGGCAAGCTGGGCAGAGAACTTTTTGAGTTGAGGGTTCAGAGAGGCGAATCAACCAATGATTTCTATGTCCAGGGTTCAATGGGTTGTTCTTTGGGGATAGCGATGGGCTTAGCGATGAATACCGATAAGCAAGTTTATGCCCTACTGGGGGACGGTGAGTTTTTGATGAAGATGGGTTCGTTTGCGACTTTTATGAAATACCGACCTAAAAACCTAAGGGTGGTGATTTTTAATAATGGTTGCCACGACAGTACTGGGGGCCAACCAAACTCTTTCCAGAACATCAGGGATTATATTATCCCGATGGTGAAGGTTATAGATGTTGAGCGAGGATCAAGAGATAATCTAGGCAGGCCGACGATGACCTGTCCAGAAATACGAGATGCTTTCAGGAACAAAGTGGATTCTCAATTATAATGAAGTTGAGCCGAATCCGACCATTGAATTTGCCGAGAGGAAACTACAAGAGGTTAAGGAAGCAGGCCCGACTCATCTAGTATCGATTGGCGGTGGTTCGACGATAGACACGGGTAAGTATATAGCTTACTACCTTAAAATCCCACATACGGCAATTCCCACGACGGCTGGAACTGGAAGTGAGGTAACTAAATATGCCGTGTTTATCCAGGGCGGTAGGAAGAAGACTCTTGAGAATGAGGATCTGATACCCGACAACTACTTTTTAGAGACAGCGAGGGTAACGGGAGCACCGCCCGAGTTGATTGCTTCGGCGGGACTGGACGCCCTTTGTCAGGGGGTCGAGTCTTACTGGTCGAGATTGGCGACAAACGAAAGTAGGCATTACTCAAAATTGGCCTTCAGATTTGCTTCTAAAAACCTTCTTGATTTTTATAGACATCCGAATAGCGAGGTGCTTGGGCAGAAGATGTTGTTGGCGGCTAACTATTCGGGTAGGGCGATAAATATTGCCAAGACTTCAATTTGCCACGCTATATCTTATTCTTTAACAACCCATTATGGGGTTCCGCACGGACAGGCTTGTGCCCATACTCTATCGTTCTTCTCCGATTATTATGGTTCTTATCTGAACGGAAATAGAATCAGAAGCCTGATCTTGGCTTTGGGGATGAAGATAAATCAGGAGATTGATATTGATTTGGTAGCTAATGAGGCCATACAAGAAAGGCGTGCTCATAATGTTCCGGGGAAAATGACATTAGATTTAATCAAAAAAGCACTATGGGAATCCGCAAAGTAATTTACGTACCTATGACGGCGGATTTTATCACCCCTGGTCATATTGGAGTTATCAAAAAATGTCATCATTACGGTAATGTTGTCATTGGTCTATTGACAACAAAAGCATTGCGGAATTACAAAAAAACAATAATGACCTATGAGGAACGATACGAAGTCTTGGAAGCTATCAGATGGGTGAGTAAAGTCGTGCCGCAGAATAGTCTGAATTGTTATGGCAACTTAATGAGGCATCATGCAAACTATTTGGCTTCGGGAGACGGTTTCGAACCGCAGGAGATTGAATCGGCAAAGATGGCTGGCTGTAAATTGTTAGATATTAGATTGACTGGTGAGAAGAAAGGAACTAAAAAATACTCTTCTACAAATATAAAAAAACGCATAAAGGAGGCACCATGAAAAGAGTGTTGTTCCAAGGTGCTTTCGACCTGATAAACTATGGTCATATCAGGGCAATCCAAGACGCTAAGGGTCAGGGAGACTATCTAATCATTGCCCTTAATAGCGACGAGCTTATTCGTTGTTATAAGCATCGAGAACCAATCCTGCCCTATTGGCAAAGAAGGGCAATCCTCGAAGCCATTAAGGGCGTTGATGAGGTGGTTATCGCTGATAATGCGTCTAATCCTCTTAGTGCTCTCGAAATGCTTATCAAATACGATATAGATGTTTATGTCGTGGCCGATGAGTGGAGCGGGACTAAGATGAAGGAAATTGCCTATATGAAATCGAGGGGCGGTTCGGTGTTCTTTACTCCAGAATATGAAGGAGTAATCCGTTCCACTGAAATCAGGCGAAGGTGTGCTGAAGAGTATAACAAAACCAGAGGAACGACACCGTAGTGTTCCTCTACATAATTGAACCAATATGCAATTTAACGATAATGCGAGCACTCGACTAGGATTGGTCAACGACGTCTGGTTTTTGACCAATTCCACCTCGGCTTCTTATCCGTTATTGGATGTAACCAGAAACCTTAATCGTGCCTATGAGGATACGGTGGCTTTGATTTGGCAATTGGCTGATGATTGGCAGTATGATTCTAGCAACACCAATGACCTACCGATTTTATATAGAACTGTGGCTAATGCCTCGGCAAGTTATAACATCCCTTCAACCGCCCAACAGATACACCGGGTGGAGATTAAAGACAACAATAGTGATTGGCACAAATTGACTTTAATTGATTACAGGGACATTGATGTCGCTATGCCAGAATTTAGAACTGATACTGGGTTACCCGTCTATTATGACCTAGTCGGTTCCCAGATTGTTCTTTATCCATCCCCCGGGACTGGTTATGTAACGATGTCATCTGGTATGGCGGTTTATGTGAGTCGAGATGCCAGTTTGTTTACAACCGCCTCAACCACCGCCACCCCTGGATTTGCTCCGCAATTCCATCGAATTCTTTCTTTAAGCGCGGCTTTGGACTTTGAAAAAGACCCACAACAGAGGCAATATCTGCTTTTGTCCAAACAGAAAGTTGAGGAAAGTATGAAAAGATTTTATTCAAGCCGGGCCTTTGAAAGGAGAACCTCAATTAATCCAGCCAACAAAAAAGCGTGGAGACAATATCTTTAGAATAATATGACAATAAAAGAATTTGGTAAACTAAAATCGTATATTGATAAAATTTTGGATAAGGCCAGAGACGAAGCTCTGTCTGAGGGGGTTGATTTAGCCATTATTGATACTGCCCTAGAAGAATTAAAGAAGAAGATTTTGGCCCAACAGGGCATTGCTTACGAAGAGTATGTTCAATTAGAGCAAGAATCGATTGAGGGGAAAGAAATTGAGGGAAGCGATGTTCTTTTCTTTCCCGATCTGGCGAAGAAACATAAGGAGAACGCACAAAAGGCGATTGGAAAATTGAAGGAGGATTTCTTAAACTTCCTGGTTCAAAAGAGTGACAATCAATACACAGACGAGAAGTTAGAGCAGCTGAAATTTGAAGTTAACGAAGAAATTAAAAAGATTTATGGGACAATACCGAAGATCCCGGAACACAGGGACTCTGACCATAAGCAAATCACCCAGGAAATTCAGAATTTTTCTTCTCAGCTGGAAGAGACAAAACAATCCCAAGAAAATTTGTCTAAAAATGTTCAGGCGGTTCTTAAAAGAAGAGAGACCAGGGCAGAGATATTAAAACCCGATTTTACCCGAGAAGAAGTCGGACAGATTAAAAAAATGGCCCAGAAGGATTGGTTGGCCGAAAGTACCAAGATTTTTATGATGGAGCCATTCAGAAAGCTGGGAATAGGGCTTCAGGCGCAGATAGATGAATTAAGGTCAAGCATAACCGCTGAAAGTTTATGGGACAGATCAGGAACAACGCTTGTCCCTCAGAATGCTGGCGACAACATTGCTAGTATCGGAACTCTAAATACCCATACCATTCAGGGGGGAACGAGTACCTTTGCGATGTATTCTAACAATCTTTCGGTCTTTGCCGCCACCACTTCGGCCCAACTAGCTGGTGTGGTTTCCGATGAAACGGGGTCGGGCGCTCTTGTTTTTGCTACTTCACCAACTTTAGTTACCCCGCTTTTAGGAACGCCCACCTCTGGTGTTCTAACTAATTGCACGGGATTACCAATAAGTACTGGAGTTTCTGGTTTAGCAGCCAATGTAGCCACTTTTCTAGCCACGCCCAGTTCAGCCAATCTTGCGACTGCGGTTACTGATGAAACAGGTTCGGGGGCTTTGGTTTTTGGCACTTCTCCGACGATTACCGGCGGAACACATACTGCTTTGACTTCTTTGGGTATTCGTTCTACCGGAACCGGAGCTTTTGATTTAACCTTAGCCAATACCGAAAACCTAACCGCCGGTAGGACTCTGACCCTAACCTTGAATGATGCGGCAAGGATTCTAACCATTGCCGGCAATGCTACTATTTCTGGCACCAACACCGGCGATCAAACCATAACTCTGACCGGAGATGTTACCGGTTCAGGCACCGGCTCTTTTGCCGCTACCATCGCCAACGACGCTGTTACCCTAGCCAAGATGGCTAATATAGCAACTGGCTCTTTACTTGGCAGAAACACGGCTGGCACAGGCGACCCCGAAGTTATTACTGATATTCCCACGGCAATTACAATAGGCGGGTCTTATATTCACCGAGTGGGCGGAACTGATGTTGCCGTAGCCGACGGAGGCACGGGATTGTCTTCTCTAACCGCTGGATATATTCCTTTTGGAGCAGGCACTTCTCCTTTTGGGTCAAGTGCCAATCTGTTTTGGGATAATACTAATAATAGGCTTGGCATCGGGACGACGGGACCGGGGGGCAAATTGGAACTTTATGATGCTTCTGCTCGTGTCGATGCGAGATTAACAAGAGGAACAGGTAGTGCTGGTGCTGAATTGGGCGGTTTGGCCTACTATGGTTTAGATAGTGGCTCGGCTTCACAGGGTTATGCTCAAATTATAGGGTTAATCTCGTCTCCAACCGCTGGTTCAGAGCAAGGACAGATTAACTTTGAAGTGATTGATAGCGGTTCGCTGACGTCTCAGATGACAATAAAAGGCGGCAACGTCGGCATCGGGACGACGGGGCCAGGGGCGAAGTTAGATATTCAAAGCACAACCGCTGACGTGGGATTGCGCATTGGGTATAGCGGCACCGCAAAAATGGATATCTACAGAGCATATGCGACTGGTCATTACAATTTTGCTTCGGCTGAATCTGGGTCCAATATGTTGTTTAGTGTGACTAGTGGGAATTTTGCATTTAGCAACGGCAACGTCGGCATCGGGACGACTTCTCCCACCAACTTGCTCTCTCTTGGTGGCGATTCTGCAAGAACTTTCTGGATGGAAAGGCATACAACGGCAAACACAGCGGGTAATACTTTAACTGTTCAAGCGGGCGGAGCAACAAGTGGAGCAACAAATAAAGCTGGTGGAGACCTACTTCTATACCCAGGTGTTTCTACTGGTTCGGCAGAGAGCGGGATACAGCTTTACGGATGCGTAGCGGGAGCAAGTGGGACAGCGGATAGAACACAAACTAAAGCCATTCAGATACTGGGGAATAAAATCGGCTTTTTTGCGGCAACCCCAGTAGTAAAGCAGGCATACACGGCAGTTTCAAACCCACCAACACAAGCGCAAGTAACAGCAATTAGAGATGCTTTAATCAATTTGGGCTTGATGGCAGCGAGCTAAAAAGGTCGTTATTATTCACTAACTTAAAAAACTATTATGGCATTACCCAATTTATCAGATTATAACGCCAAAAAGGTGAAGGGGCTCATCTCCGTGCAGAAAATTGATGAGAATAACTTTGCCATTGGCACAAAACAGTTTAGTTCAGAGGACGGAGTAGAGTTGTCCCAGCAAGTTATCGGAGTGACTTTAAGCGAAGTTACAGAGGCCATCGATAAGAAAATGGCCGAGATTGCCGAGTTGGAAGCGTTTGCCAAAGATTTGGCAGCGGCACAATAGAGTGATTAGGATATGGCCAGAACTCTTGAGCGATTTTTAGATGATTTACTACTCAAGGGTTATGGTCAAATCACGATTTCGGGTTATTACAGAGTATTGAGTAAAATCATCAGGGAATTGGGAGAAAGACCTCGAAGAAAAGCAGTTGAGGATTATGCGTTGGCGATGAGGAAGAAAAGTTATTCTCATTCGCATCTGTCCAATACAGCGGTAGCTCTTGAAAGATATATGGCTTTTATGGGTAGGCCGTTGAAACTAGGAAGAACGAGAAAGCCCCAAACCTTGCCCGTTAAAGAGATTTTGACCGAGGGTGAAATAGCGAG